GTGCGATTCAACAGTCTCCGTTGCTGGTTGAACAAGCCAGTATTTCATAGCAATGGCGGCTGCTTTAAGCTCTTCATACCATTTATGAGTAACAACTAACTTAGTAAGCGTGCTTTTTAAGTCTTTAGTGGTAAAAACAAACTCCGGGATAGCCAAATCCTGTGATTTAGGTCTCAATGCATATATTTTGTCTTCATCACTATGTTTGAAGTCAATATCTTGATCAATCAAAAAGGGTGTGGTGCGTTTATTACCATCCATAGCAATACCTAATATAGCTACTTCTTTCATAGTCATACCGCTACAATTTACATAGTAGCGAGCTTTACCAAAATTATTGATCGCTTCCTCGCTAACTGGCATGTCCATGTCATGCACAGCTAATTTGCCGAGATCATAAGAAGCGCTATGGTGCCATTCTGAAGGGACTTTAAATCTATTATGTAACATGCCGACCACATTGCCGAATGTAACACCAGATTGACTGTGTCCATCATCGTAATCATACATTTTCCAATATTGGACTGAGAACTCGAATCTCTGTTCATGATAAGCCGGATTCGGCACCATCTGACCCGGATTACCTGGCATTTGTGCAGCTGGTAACGCACGTAACCATCTTTTCATTGATTCAAGAATAGTATAAATGTGTTTATCATTATCACTAACTCCCATTCGGAACATGTTATTACGAAGGTAGTTGACAAGATTCACAAAACTAGTATCTTCACTCTCGACACATATAGCACTAACTTCATCAGCAATTAAAGTATAGGTATGGTTGTAGACTTTCATTTTCTCAAAAATCTTTGAGATTTGTATCTTTTGTAATAATACATATAATAAACTCGTGGCATTGTCGTAAAAGTCCGAAACAACAGTCGCATTTATAAAATTATTCAACCGTTGTTCCTTTAACTCGGTGGAAGTTACTATTTCCCGCAACCTCTTAGATATAGCAGCCGGATTAGGTACACCGACATCATTTAGATAATGTGGGTTCATACCATAATGGGAATGCATGGAGAAGTCCAGTCTAATTTTTGATTCTCTGCCATATACAGTTCCTTGGGATATTACTTTCGTTTGTCTTCTATCCTTGTAACTCTCACCAAGTGTGGCGTATACAGCATCTTTAATTTCCTGACTTTTCTTGAAACTGTCTGGATCTAACATACAGTCTCTTTTTTCATCAGCTGAGGCAGGTTTTGTAGCTTGTTTAACGACACTAGCTATGTCTAAATGAAGTACAGAGCGGATGTAAACAAGTCCGTTCTTGAGGGTGTCAATAGTACCATTGACATCGAGGTGGTTTTTAAGGTAATCCATTTTGTGTGTGTGTGTGTGTGTAGGTGGTGAATTTTCTATCAATATCGGGATTTATA